CCACCCATCAGGTTCTGCATACTATGGTGAAGCAATTCAAAACATGCCATTATTAGAAGCATTTCCTCAAGAAACACAAATAATGAAATATAAATTAGTTACATTACCTAGAGGAACAGCTAAATTACCAATTTTAGATTTAGGTTACTCAGCTATTGTAATTAAACAAGGTGCTTCATTAGCTATTACTCCTCAAACATTAAATTATTTTGGTGGTAATACTCATGAAACATCTGGCTATACAGCAACTATTTCTGATGTACGTTTATTTAATACATTTGAAGGTGTAGGTATCAATACCCCAGCAGCTTTAACGTTAAATACAACTCAAACATTGGGGACAAACGTTTCTAAAACAGTAGTTGGAACTACTATTAATATTAGAGCAACAACAGTAAACACGTTGTTTGGTTCAAATACACAATTACAAGCTACATTAACTGTAGAAGGTAGAGATAGTGGAGCTAGATTAACAATCCCAGTAACTGTAACTAAAATATCATAAAATAAATTAATATAAAAATAATATGTCATTTAATCGTTTAGCACCTGAAGATTTTGTAGTAAGTTCTGACTCAATCACTGCAGCATTATGGTCTGCAGGAGTAGTATCTTTAACTACAACATATACTTCATCTACTCAAGAAGCAGGGTCTTCTGGAAATTTTTATTTAAATGTTTACCAAACATCTTCACTTGCAGCTGAAGTGCAATTCGCTATAGCGTATGGTAATAAAGTAGGTAGTGGAAGTACATGGTATAACTCAGCTGTCCCAGGAATGTCTCCAACAACTACTACTTATGGTCAATACCAAGTTTTAGTATTAGGAGATGAAAATGCACAATTCGTATTTGGAGGTGTTACATCTTCAGATTTTTGGGTTATTTCAGTTGACAGAACTCGTTATAAAGAAAGTTTATTACCTGGATCTTTAGCATTAGCATTAAAAGGAAGTACAGGCACTATTACTTTAACTGATGATAGCCAAGTTGCTCCATCAGTAATATTTAATGAAGCCGGTAGAGTATATCAATTAGTTAGTGGTTCACAAGGAACAGTTAACACATCCCTTACTACTACAGGATATAGTTTAACCCAAGGATCATATGGGTGGTTATTACCAGACATTGGAACTATTATTTTAAATCCAAGTGCATTATCTGCTTCAATAGGTTTATCATCGAATAAAACATCAAATTCTGATGGATACAATTATAGAAGATTATTTAGCGCAATCAGTGGAAGTAATTCATTTTACTTAAATAGTCAAGAAACAATATCTTCAGATTATATTTTTATTAGAGCTAGAAACGCTGAATTTAACTACTCAGAAAATCCAAGCTTTATATCAGGAAGTACCGGTGAAGTTTTATTTAACTCATTTATTAATAATCCACAAACATATCCTACAACAATTGGATTATATAATGATACAAACGAATTATTAGCAGTTGCTAAACTTTCAAGACCATTATTAAAAGATTTTACAAAAGAAGCATTAGTAAGAGTTAAATTAGATTTCTAAAATGAATGGGCGCTTACAAACAATTTTTAGCTTCAGATATAATAATTACTCCATTTGAGGTAAATAAAGGATTCATATTTAATGAATCCGAATTTACTAATTCAAGTGTGTCAATAGATAGATTTTTAGGAAAGAATATTACAACACCAATATTTAATCCATTATCTGATCCAACAACTGGTTATATATCTACTCAATATCAACGACTAGTATATAGTTCAATACAGGAACTTTATTATTCTAATTATGTAAGTTCAAGTTATAGTGATAGAGTTAATAGACCTACTCTAATACCAGGAGTAGATACTGATGGAAATAGGTTAGTAGGTTCAACACGTACCCCATCTTATGATAATTACTTACAAACTACATTAACATATCCTAAATTCTTTCCAACAGCATCTAATGCTTTAATAGGAGTTATATCAATCCCAGTCGGATTATTTGGAGATTACATTCAACCAAATTCATTTACATTTTCTACTCCATTAGGACAGTTAACAGATGATGGAGAAGGAAATGTTATATCTAACGGAAACATAGTAGGAAATATATTCTATCCTCATGGATTAATTACTGTAACTTCAGCATCTGATAGTACTATAAATGATTTTGTAACATCAACATATGCAACTTGTTCATTTTTAAGTTCATTTAAAATACAAGAAACACAATATAAATGTACTATTAGACAAAATGAATTTAGTTTTACTTTAAATCCAAGTGTAATATCGGGTAGTGCGGAAGGTACATTATATGGATTTGTAACTGAATCTTATTTTTCACCTTATATTACTACAGTAGGTCTATATGATGAAATGCAAAATTTATTAGCAATAGGTAAATTAGCTCAACCATTACCTTCCTCCCCAACAACTGATACAACAATATTAATTAATTTAGATAGATAATGAAAAAATCAGAATTAAAACAACTTATAAAGGAAGAATTTATTAAACAATCTTTACCTAAATTAGAAGTAGGTCAAACATGGTTTTATCCTTACCCATTTAATGGAAAGCAAAAATACTATACAAAGATATATAAAATAGATAATGATGAAGTAAGTTTTATAGAATCTCCAGAATTAACTAAATTAACACCAGATGTAGGTTTAGATGCTACTATGCCTATTGAAGGTTTTATTGATTTAATATTAAGAGGAAAAGCACATTTAATTAAATAAGTTATGAATTGGTTCCAAATAAGTTATGACGCATTTCAAAGAGAAGTAATTAAAGAATTTACTGTAATTGAAGATTTCCCTGAAAACACATTCGGGTTTGTTTATCGAATAACAAATCTAACAAATGATAAATTTTATATAGGTAAAAAACAATTACTATCTCAAACTAATGTTAAATTAGGTAAAAAAGAAATAGCAGCACTTCCTACTCAACGTGGTAGAACACCTTCTAAAAAATTAGTAGTCAAAGAATCTAACTGGCAAGGATATTGGGGTAGCTGTAAACCACTACATGAAGATATCAAAAAACTAGGCGAAGATAAATTTGAAAGAGAAATACTAATGATATGTAAATCAAAGAAATTACTTACATATTATGAAGCCGCGTTTCAGATTAAAGAAAATGTATTGTTAAATGAAAACTATAACGATACAATTCTAGGTCACTACTATAGAAAAGACTTCCTAGCTTAAACTAGGATTCCTTAATTTCCTTACGTATATTAATTCTTAATAAGTTATGGATAATTCTGCATTAATATATCTAGTTGATTCTGTTTTAGGACATGGTAAATCATCATCTAAAGGTAACAAGGCCTATCATTGCCCTGAATGCAAGCACCATAAATTAAAATTAGAAGTAAATTTAGACATTAACTCACCCCATTTTCAGTCATATAATTGTTGGACGTGTGGTTTTAAAGGTAAAAAATTAACTACATTATTTAAGAAATTAGAAGTAGATTCTGATAAAGTAGAGCAATTACGATTTTTAGTTAAGTCATCATCTAAAGAATATACTGGACAAACGGTTGTTAATAAAAAGATAACTTTACCTAAAGAATTTATTTCATTATCATCACCACCAAGTAGTTTAATGGCTAAAAAGGCAATACATTATTTAACCACTCGTAATATTACTCAAAACGATATAATTAAATACAATATAGGATATTGTGAATTTGGTATTTACTCAAACATGATTATTATACCGTCATACGACGCTGAAGGTAACTTAAATTACTTTATATCCAGAAACTTTAATAAAAACTCAAAAATCAAATACAAAAACCCAGATGTATCAAGAGATATAATTGGATTAGAATTGTTCATAAATTGGAATACTCCAATCGTATTATGCGAAGGAGTATTTGATGCCATTGCTATCAAGCGAAATGCTATTCCATTACTTGGAAAAACAATTCAAAACAATTTAATGAAAAAAATTATTAATTCAACAGTACAAAATATATATATTGCATTAGATAAAGATGCAATGAAACAAGCTTTAAATTTTTGCGAGAATTTAATGAATGAAGGTAAAGAAGTTTATTTAGTTGACATTGACGATAAAGATCCTAGTGATATGGGATTTGTTAAATTCACTAATCTAATTCAAAACACTTTGCCTCTAACCTTCTCAAATTTACTTGAGAAAAAATTACAAAGAATATGATAGAAAAAAATGTAAATGTCTTTAAGAAAAGCGTTAAACGCCTAGTAGAAGTAGATATGGAATCCAAAAGGGTTAATATCTTAGACAACAGGTACTACACCAGAAATGATAAGTATTATCCATCAGTAACTAGTATTTTACAGTACATGCCTAAGGGTAAATTTTTTGAAAACTGGTTAAAAGATGTAGGTCACAATGCTGACGTCATAGCACGAAAAGCAGCAGATGAAGGTACACAAGTACACGATGCAATTGAAAGATATCTTCAAGGTGAAAAAATTTCATTAATTAATGAAGAAGGGTATTCAAAGTACAATTTAGATGTTTGGAAAATGATATTGAAATTCCATGAATTTTGGACAGTATATAAACCAACATTAATTGAAAGTGAAATACATTTATTTTCAGATATATATACATTTGCTGGTACATGCGATTTAGTATTAGAAATTAATGGTGAAAAATGGTTATTGGATATTAAAACATCAAATTCATTACACGCTAGCCAAGATTTTCAATTAGCTGCGTATGCTCAAGCATGGAATGAGTTATATGAAGAAAAAATTGATCGCATTGGTATATTATGGATGAAGTCATCTAAACGTGGTGAAGATAAAAAAGGTGAAAAGATCCAAGGTAAAGGCTGGGAAGTACATGAACCAAGCAAATCAATTGAAGAAAATTTAAAAATATTTGAATATATACATGAGTTGTATAAATTGGAACACCCCAATCCAACTCCGAAGAGTAATGATTTCCCTACAGAAATTCAAATAGAACCAACTATTTAATATATTTATAGTAAATATTGGGATGATCTCTTTAATCAAGATTTTAAATGAAATAATTAATGAAGGAGGTAATGTCTTTGGCACTACTTCCTCCATTAAAAAAGAATATATACAACCAACATTATCCAAATTTACTGCTGAACTTAAGAAAATTTACCCAAAAGTAGATTTCAAATTCAGTACATTAGGGTCTGTTGGTAAAAAAGA